AAACCCCCGTAGCCTTTGCTCCAAAGGCTCATCAAACAAATCACTATCAGGCAAAGCCAACAACCGTCGAACACCACGAACCGTTTCGGATGATTCACCACGCACAGCCAACACGCCAAATGCGCCCTGAACATCCTTCTCAATCATGCCGTTTGCACCGTCAACTCAATGATGCCACCAAAGTTGTCAAACCCTGACTGACCATTAGGCACATCCTGAGTGAAAGAAATGTCCTCAACGGTCACAGACAAACGCTCACCGGTACGCAAATCCTGAAACACCAACACCTGACCAGTGGTTGCATGATCCTGTAAAGCAATCAAACGGTCATAGGCGTAACCGTCGTAGCCACGAGCAGACCCAGCATTGTCCGTTTCGTGATCGAAACAAATCAGTGGAATCTTTAGCAGCAAACGGCGAGTAGAACCAGGGACAGCTTTCAACTGCCAACCAGTAACCGTTGGGGTTTGGGAAGCGGTACCACGGCTCAACGTAAGTTTCAGGCCAAGTGACTCCTGCAACGGATTCGTTGGGCTAGAGATAGCAACGTCCTGGTTAATGTCCACTGATACATCAAAGTTGAACAACACCGCAGGTGCCTGACCGTACAGGACAGAAGAAACAGTGACTGAACCAACCGAAACGTCACCACGCAAACGGAACGAACGGAAGTTCTTTGGCTCAAGAGTGTTGAACCTGACCTGACCCGTGGTCAAGTAGCCACTGGTCACATAGTCGGTGGCTGACTCAAGGTAAAGGTTGGTTTGGGTGAAAGCGATCAGGTCACCATAGTTGGTGACAGAGTTAACCCTGCCCGTGGTGCCAGAGTTCAAGTCGGTTGCCCAAGCGTACCGGCCCTCACCATCAGTGGACGACAAGTCAATACGGATCAGACCAGAATTACCATCAAGCTCGTTACCAACACCCACATAAACAAACCTGTCACGACCAGCGAAACCAGTGATGGTTGCTGTGCTGGTGCTGACGAAAGAAAGTGGGCCATACGCAAGGTCACCGTTGCCATCAACCTGTGCAACACGCACACCCTTGTTCGTCCCGATCACAACATAGGAACCAAGGTAAGCAAACATTCCGGTGACGATCTCACCGTAAGGCAACTCCGCTGCCGTGATAGCCGATGTAAGAGTGGGTAACCCGCCATCGGTTTGGTCAATGGTGAACTTGTAGATACCAGACTTTGAACCAGCGTAACCAGCGACAAGGATTGCGCTCGGTGTTTCAACAGCCGAAGTCCACTTCCAAGTGTCCAGTGGGTGTGAGTAAAGTTTGGCGTGGGTTCCTAAATGAAGGGCAGGAGAACCGACACCCCCCTTTTCAAACAGGTGGTGACCATCAGCAATAATGAACCGTTGCTTAACCCACCAAGCATTACAAGTAGTGGTTGCTGCGTTGTTTGCCAAAACTTGTTTAGCACCAGTGAAAGGTGCAGCAATGTACTCCATACCAGTTGTACTGCAAACAGCAACACCATCACCAGTTGAAACAGCGTTACCGTTCGGGGTGCTCGCCCAACCAGTGATATTCCCAGCAGCGTAACCGTCATAGTAAACAGTTGTGTTGCCTGAGGCTGCGGTAACAACATAGTTGTTTGAACCATCAGTAACCGAAACAGCCTCAGAAATGTTGGTGGAAAGAGTCCTGGTACTTGTGGCCGTTTTGAGAAGTGTCAGCTTACCGCGAGTCCAAGGGTCAACACCGAGGGAAGAAACAAACCGCTTCATCTGGAACTCATCATTCGATGGCTCCATGAACGTGATACCAGCACCACCAGTGAAGTCTTGCTGTGAACGCAACCAGTACCCGTCAAGGGACTGCTCCCCAGGGTTGGTGCTCGTGTCGTACTGTTGTTTGCGGATCTCCGCTAGGCCACGGCGGTAAGGCGTTTTGCCACTCATGGCGTTCAGGAACGCGTGCTCACCCAATGCAAAGTCGTAACCAAAGTTGTTTGCGGTGTAAGCGACAGTGCTTGCATCAACACCAAGGTGGAATACTGGTTCGTCAGTTACATCAAAGGTTGCCATTAGCCGACCAAGTGGATAGAGAACGAAGTGTACGCCTCAGCCGTGGTTGTGGTTAAAGATCCACCACTGTTTTGTAAAACAAAAACCTCAACGTAGTCACCAGCAGTAAGGTAAGCATCACGACTGTACATAACAGTTGTTGCGGCACCAGAAGTAGTAAGTGCTGGAAGGTGAGTTGTGCCAATCAGTGTTCCACCCGTTGCCGAACCGGCTGCGTTCTTACGAACCTGAATCCTTCGCACACCAGTAGCGTTAGTTGGGAAAGTTACGGATGCATTGATTGAATACAAACCCGTTTGACCAGTTTGAGCACCTAAACGGGAATTGTTAGAAGTCCAATTAGTGGCCATAACGAGTGCTGTGCTACTAAAATTAACCTGTGTATTAAATGACATAAGAGTCCATGTGTTATCTGCACAAGCAACACCAGTTCCAGAATAGACAAGACCGTAAGGTGCAATTACCGCGCCGATAGAAACGCCACATGATGAATCAAGGATTTTATTAGTTAGTGTCTGAAAGTTTGTTGTACCAACAACAGCACCCGTAGCACCATGAACCTCAGTAGCGGCAATGTGCGTATCAACACCGGTAACCGAAGCGGAAGGAATGGCACTCAAAGTGTTAGACGCACCACTAATCGTCTTATTTGTCAACGTCTGGGCACCACTGATGGTAGCGGCCTGAACGCTCCCCTGTTGAAGGGTAGTTGGGTTAACCGTTCCACCAGTAATGGTTGGGCTGGTAAGAGTCTTGTTGGTAAGAGTTTGGGTTGCGGTTGTACCAACCACATCACCACCAGAAGTGAGCGTTGGGGTAGTAAGGACTGGTGCGGTAAGGGTTTTGTTGGTTAGCGTTTGAGTTCCGCTAATAGTAACAGCCTGCACACCACCCTGTTGAAGGGTGGTCGGGTTAACAGTTCCACCAGTAATAGTTTTATTCGTCAACGTCTGGGTATCCGTAGTGCCAACCACAGAACCGGCAACACCATGCACAGCCGTAGAAGCAGCGTAGTGCGCTGAACCATCCTCAAAGTCCTGGGCGTACACACCGTGACGGATCGTTTCACCAGCGTCATGGGCCTGACCAGTGGTACCACCAACACCACGAGCAATCGTTAACGTGGTGCCAGCAACACCACTAACAGTAACAATTTCTTCCTTGTTCGTGTCCTCACCAATGATCGCAGTGAAAGGGTACGACGCAGGCCAACCAGTGACAGTGCTGATAGCAATAGAAGTTGCTGAACTTGTCAGCGAAGCTGACAGTGTTGCTGCAACAGCAGTGGAAGAATAGTACCGGCGAGTGGGGGTCGGCATCAGATCACCTCAAGTAGTGGATGGTTGGCTGGGTGGTGCGTAACAATGCGTCGCGTTCCTCTTGCAAACGCTGTTGGTGGAAGGCGTACAACTGCTTACCAAAGTTATTGGCAGCACCACGCCAGTTGGTGCCATACTGGTCACCAAGAACATTCGCCGAAACACCAGTCTGGTTAGTTCGACTACCCTCAATGGCCCAGGCAAGACGGGCAGCGGCACCGTAAGTGATAACATCCTTCGCTGATGAAGGGATGTTGGTGGTGCTGAACAGTGCAGTGGTTGAAGCGTTGTCAGCGAAAGCAACAGTGTTTTTCGTGTACGTCACGTTTATGTCAGAACCCGAACGGATAGGGTCATACAAGTCAATGGACTTGCCGGAAGGAAACACAGTGACATTAGCCTTGTCAATGAACTTCCAACGACGAACCGTGATCCAAGCATCCGTACTCGTTTCACTATCGTAAGTGACAGCAAGAACATCCAGCAGGTCAGGGAAAGTGGCAGTTGACAGCTCGTAAGCAACAGTGCCAGATTCGTAACTGATCGTGCCGTTGGCTACACCAAACAGGTCACCACCAACAGCCTCAATGGTTTCGTTGATGGCACGTCGAACACGGTTGCGTGGAAGCAACGGGTTCATTGTTACCTTCGTCTGATCCGAGTGGGATGCTGCCGTGGTACTGCGGTAGCCACGACCAAACGGGGCAATCGTTACCGTCTTGGAAACAGCATCAACCGAATCAACCCACAACAACTCGTCATCAATCTCAATGACACCACGACGCAAACCCTCAATGGAACCAAGGACAAGCGATGTGGCACTGGACGAGATCGCACCATTCAGGTAGGTAACCTGCTCATCTTGACCGGTGTGGCCGTGAAGCAAACCCTCAACGTCCTCAATTAGATCACCAAGCGTGGTAGCCATTTATACTCCCTGAAATGCGACACCGGAAGCGTCACTGATGCGGTGGGCTTGTTCAATCTGATGCGTTTGGGTACCAGCAGGCTGGATACCCTCGGCACGAGCAGACCTGTACGAGTCAAGTTCCTTATCAGCCTTACGTTGGGCTGTGTAGTCTTGACCGTTAGCAGAGTTGGCGTAGGCAACACGGATGTTTGCATCCTGGGCGCACTCAACCCACGAAGCATGATCCTTAGTTTTGCAACCCGACCGACAATTGTTACTCACGATGTTCTCGTTTCTACTGTGTATCCTGCTGATTCCAATTCGGCTTTCTCTGCGCCGGTGACACGGTTCTCACAACCACCCTTGAACACGTACTCGCACTGGTCAAGCCAATCCTCTTGCCTGTTTTGGACAAGCTTCCAAACACCGTCACGCTTAACAAGGGTTCTACCCTGGAAGTAGCCGACAAGTTCGTAATAGGGATCAAGGCTAACGGGTGAAATCTCTCGTGTTGGTGGATTGAAAATGTAAAACGAGTGTGTGATGCCAGCACTAGATGTTGCTAGTGCCGTTCCAGCACCATCAAGCCACCTTGTCTTGGTCATTTCGGCTGAACCCTGAGCAACAATTGTGCTAGTGCCGCACCTAATTAGTGGGGCACCACCAGGGTAAGTTCCTGCATTTCTGTAAACGTTGCCTGAACGGTAAGGGTTGGTTATTTTCTCAATACCACCCGTACCAGTGGCGGTACCCGAACCAGCACCACCAGCAGTTATCAGGTCAATACTCGCGGGGTACAAACTTACGTTTCTATAAACGTTTCCCGAACGGTAAAGGTTAGTTACCTGTTCAATACCAGCGGTACCACTAGCGGTTCCGGTACCGGTAGAACTGATGGTTACTATTCCGGTGGTTGAACCATTAGATGTACCAGTGGCTGTCCCTGTTGCCGATCCACCAATAACCTGCGTGCTCGACATCTCAGCTGTTGCACTGGCAGTGACCGAGGCACTACCAGTTACAGACTGACCACGCGATGCCGCACCAGTACCAGTCGCGGTCTCAGTAGATGACCCAGCACCCACCCTGGCATTGGACATTGCTGCCGTACCAGTCGCGGTGATCGTGCTAGTACCTGACGCAGTGTGAGCGGTACTGCTACTGCGCGTTGGGTAGGCGGTGTTATCAAACTTGATATCATCAACAGCGGCACAAGCGCTGGAGCTGGCGTCGAAAATGCCGCCGTAAAGAATGTCAAATGTGCCGTACCCAGCCGAAAATGTTAATGTAGTGTCGGGCGATGTGCCATTGATACCAGTGCCCTTGAACAACTTTGTTTCAGTGATACCGGCGGCGGTTGCCTTAACTTGAACCCTGAACCACTCATTGTCAGGACACGCGCCACTAGAAGATGCCGTTCTAACAAGGGTCTCATTTACCGTGTCATAAGTTTTTATTTCAAGTGTTCCATCGTTTTTTATTAAAACCCAAGAATACTCAAAATCAATGTTGTCACCAGTGATAAGAAGCAGAATGTCATCGGCTGGTGAACTTCGCGTGTAAACGTAACTATCAAAATAATAAGTGTTGCCGGTAAGTGAATTATTTGATGAGTCAGTAATTTCGTACAGGTTGTAACCATTGTTCGGGACACGATAACAACCAGCACCCTCATAAGGCGTTGGGCTTGAAGTAATCCTGGAACTAGTTGCCTGGGAAATGTTTTTGAGTTTGTACGAACTGCCAGATTCAGCCGTCCAATAAGAACCACTAGCAACACTTGTGTCGTTGAGCAACCACTGTGCAGAAGCCATCAGAAAACTCCTAAGCGGTTAAAGTGTCAGCGATCTCGGTCAATACCTCTGGCGCGGTGAGCGTCGTATCCGCGTAAGTGACGGCGGCCTCGGTCAGGATCGTGGCGTAATCCAAACCCCACGCAGACCGCGTGCGTTCCTTGATCGTGGCAAGATCAATAGGAACAAACGCGGGAGGTGGCTCAATGTGAGCAACAGCCAACTCAAGGGCAGCCAAGCGAATCACACGCAAATCCGTCACACCAGCATCAGCCAAAGCAGTTTGCAACAACGCAAGAACCTGGGCCTCATCCACGACTAGGCCGCAATTGGTGTGAAGGCAAGCGTCAATGAGGTTAGCGACAACGTGTCACCACTGATAACAGACTTAGGTGCAGTCAACGCAACAGACCACAAGAAGTCGCCAGCAGTCGAAGCATTCCAAAGGCTGATGTGGCTGATCGTCTCAGTGGCAGTCATAGCCCACGTGCCACCCATAGACGTCAACGCCATAGACCCAGCAGACGACGCACTGAACGTCACAGCGTAACGAGTAGTCACAGCTGAAGCGGCAGTGGCAGCAGTCGCACCAGGGTCAGCAGTGTGCAACTTCACGTACAGTGAACCAGCCGTGAACGTGGTACCGCTTCGGCCAATCGTGTTAAGCAACTTATTAGCCGTGTTGTCGGCAGAAAGACCAACGGTCATTTTGTTTCCTCATTCTCGGTAGTGGGTGTGGCGTGTGTAACTTCCATCGTTGCCGTAGCAACCAGTTGTGCGATAACGTTGAACTCATTTGGGTTCGGCACTTTCATTCCTTTCATCATCTTTTTTCATCAACATAGACCAGGTTCTTTGCAGCCATCACGCACCCCTAAGCAGCACTACCTATAAGGATTGTGGGCCAAGTGTTGTCCGTTATGTAATCCGTCACGATTGAGAAATTACCCGCTATCCACTTAGAAGTCGTCGCTGGGGATATAGGTGGTTCTGCGGACACAAGGGACAAAGTGGTCAAAAGACCAGTGCTCACAAGTGACGCTGATTGGATTGCTTTACCGCTACCAAGCACGGCATACTCTACGGAACGCCACCCAACCGGTAGATCAACTGCCATTTCCGCAACAGCATTGAGGCCAACAAGCGCCCCACCTGTTGCATCACCACGGAAACGAAACGTGACTTCCATTCCAACACGCCGCATCTGCAACGTACTAACGGTAGGGAAATTCGCCGCAAGGCTTGCGCCAGCGTAAGCACTACCCACAAGGTTCCGCCAGCCAGTGTCGCCGTACTCAACCCGCCAACCAGTGTTGCCTACGCCGGTGGCTTTGATCCAACGGATCGCACCATTAGTCGCGGCTGTGTCGGTATACATACTCCCGACAGGGGCGGTGACAACGCCTTCGGGGAAACCCGTTCCGGTGATGATGCCAACGTTGCCTGTGGAACGGTCAAGGCGTAGGTGCGCTACGTCAGTGGTTGTTTCACCAATCCGATTCTCGCCAGTGCTTCGGATGATACTGCTAGCAGCACCAAGTAAACTGCCCGCATCGTCATAGCGGTAAATAATGAAATCGCTTCCCGCGTCACTGCCCGACTCTGCGATTGTATTCTTACCAACAACCCAACGAATCACACCGCGCCGTTGAATCTGTAAGCCCGCTGTGCGTTCAGCGCCCGTGTCGGAAGCGTTAGAAATAAAGTAAGGGTTCCCTGACGCACTATTCACGGTAGGGTTGCCAGACGTGAAAACGGCTGGTCCCGTGAACGTTTTGATACCGGAAATGGTCTCGTTGCCAGAGTCGTGAACAACCGTGCTGTCCACCGCAAGCGTATCAAGGCGGGCCTTCACCGTTGCCGAAGAACCCTGAGGGTTTGTTCCCAACGTGGACTGAACAGCCTCAACAGCCTCAGCGGCCTCAGTATGAACAACGTCATGTTCGAACCCAGCAGCATTCTCCAACGTTGATGCTGTCGGTTTCGCCAAAGAATCCAAACCGGTAGGGTATGAACTAGCCACGATTTCTCCTTAAGGTTGATACTTGAATTACAAAAACATTTTGTTCAAACATTTTATTTCTTTATTAGTAGAAGTGCAATGCCCCCCACCCACAATATGATGGGGAACAAAGCACAACCACTAAACAGTGGTTATTAGGCAGTAATAGTTGAGGTGGTCTCAATGCGGTACAGGCTTTCCTCGCGGTAGCGAGCCCAACCGATCAAAGCCTTCCAACCCACAGGGCGGAAACGCATCAACTTGTCAGTGACGGGGCCAACAACAACTTGTGGCTCGTAACCAACAGCCTCAGCCAGGGCCTGCTGGCCCATCATGAGGGTACGGTGAACCTTCTTCGAAGAAGCACCGTCAGCACCGATGTAGGTACGAGGCGACTCAATGAAGAACGCACCTTCGTAAACACCAAGCACGCCACCCCAGATGTCAGATGCACCTGAGTACTCGTGTGGTGAACGCCATCCAGCAGCACCGCTCTCCGCACGAAGGTCGTGCGAAACGTCGGGGTGGATGTAGCAACCGTACAGGCCATTAGCCAACGGCAGGGCGTTGTTACCACGGAGCTTAGCAACCGTGTAGCGGACGTGTGCTGACGAGAAGTCGTCACCAGTGGTCAACAGGTTCAGTGCTTGCGTGCTGACAGCATCAGCGTCAGAACGAATCACGTTAGTACCGCCGATGAGCACAGCGCGAACCAACTGGTCAAGAGTGTCAACCTGGTTGTACGCAATGATGTTTGCGATAGCAGGGTCAACATCAGACAAGGATTCGAACACGAGCTTGTCGGTGGTGAGAACGGAGTTACCGTACTCGTTTAGGGTAACGTCAACATAGGTGGTGTTGGCAAGTGCAACCGCGTCAGGGTCAACGTTTTCGGTCAACGCCGTGGTAGCGGCAGCAAGGTCAACATACCGTTGGAAACGAACAGAGGCACCAGCATGGGATACATCAACCGGACGCTTGGTAGCGGCCTGACGGAACAACGGCTGACTACGCAGAGCGAACTCAACGTACTTGTCATAAGCAGTCGTTACGAGGTTAGTGATACCAGTCTGGTCGGTAATTGTAGCGGTACCAGTATAGGTATTAGCCATAATTCACAACCTTTCAAACAGACATTGGATGGGTTAAAGCCATCAGCGTCCAGTCAACAAACGATTCAATTCTTCGGGGGTAGCAGCGTTCTGGATTGCGGCCAGGGCTGCACCCTGAGAAGTCATAGGAGCCGAACCTTGACTGGTTTGACTGATGGTCGTAAAAGCATCAGCCTGCTGTTGCGAAACACCCACAGGTGGAGTGACCGTACCCGAAAGATCGAAAGGGTTTGAACCGGTGGGAGCCGGTGCTTCCTCATTAGATCCGCCAAGGTTAAGGTTAAAGACACTCGCGTTTTCAACGAGCCAATCATTAACCGACGATTCATCAGCCACATCAGATGGAATGAACTTAGCAATAGCAGGATTAACGCCGTTACTATTCAGGACTTCCTTCAACGTACGCTCACGAGAGGACTTTTGGAGTGAAGCTAGTTGTTCTTCCAACTGCTTACGTTCCTTCTGTTCCTTCTTGAGTGCATCACGCAAAGCCTTCGGGCCGTCGCCGTCATCGCCATACGTTTCATCGTCGAACTCGTTCCATTGGTTGTTGCTCATCGCAACGTCTCCCTTACTTGTTATGGTTTACGCAACCCTCAACCACCGCAGGGGAAGGGTGATTGGCTGTTACTACCGGTCTCTCATACTCTCCGCAGGGCCGGTAGGTCTGCGAGAGGCTTATGGGGCTGTCGGCTTGCGCCGCGTTCAGCCAGGTGTTACTGTTCATTCAAGAGGCAGGTAGCACTTGGTGGGGAAGCCGGGTGTTACCTGCTTTAAGTTTTAGAGGGCACGCTTCTCTTGTGCTAGGGAACCAGCACGCACAGCTGAGGAACCACTAAACGAGGCACGTTCCTTACTGGCAAGCTTCTTCTTGGTTTTCTCGGCTTGGGCTGCACCAGCCAAACCAAAGGTTTCCTTGGTTGCTTCCTCAATACCATACCGGTCACCGTAGATCTGGGACAACGCCTGCCCCCTGGTACCAAGTTCCTGGGCCTGAGCAAAGTTTTTAGCGGCCTCAGTGTAAGTAATATCCGGTGTTGCACTAGCGATCTCATTAACAAGATTACTTTGAACACCCTGGTCCCTACCTGCACCACTAATGGTGGATTTGCGGATACGCTCATTGATGATTGGTTCAGCAACAGCAGGGTCAAGGAAAGCCGCCATCAAGTCCCCAGCACCAACACCGTATAGGCGAAGGTATTCGTTTCGAACACTCGCTGGTGTGGCATAAACCATATCGCTTGCGGACTTGGCCCTAGTGGTTGCCTCGTTCACTGAAACGCCAGCACCAATAATTTTGGCAATGTAACCCTTTGACCTCAAAGTGTCCGGCAAACCAAGTTGTCTAAAGTTTTGTTGCATCTGATTTTCGGTTGACAAGTAGTCAGCAATTGATAAAACATTCTTGCCAGCCGCACGCAACATTTCGTTACCAGCGAACCGATCTTTATACGGTTGGGT